TTAATGTTCACGAAGCCGGCCGTACCGCCTCGCGTCAAGTCGGTCTTGAACGTGCATCGACTTCCCGACGTGCCATTGGAAGTGATGACGTGGTTGTAAGAGCCCGGATTGATGACGTAGTGCGCACCGGACTTCGGATCGAGAATGAACGACGCCCCTGCTGCCAGGTTGAGCGAAGGCGTATAGGTGTTCGCGGAGTCGCCGACGAACGTGAGATCACCCTGGAGCCTGAGCGTCACCCCGGCCGCTACGTTGACTATCGCGGTGTTCGTCGTTGCCGAGATCTTGATTGCCGCCGTCCCGCCTGTGCCTGGGTCGGAACCGACGATCAGTTGACTGCTGGTCTCTGATGCCGAGTCAACTGTCACCGTATCGCCAGAGGCGATCGTGACGGTGTCACCGGAAGCCGGCGAACCGTTTATGCCAGAACCATTGGCAACCGCCCAGGTAGCCGCTGCCGACCAGTTGCCGCCGCCGGTACCGTTGCTGGTGATGGCTGCCACTATCGAATCCTTATGCGAAGGCTTGTCCGGCTATGAAGCCGTAATAATGGCTGGCGCTGACGATCTTGAGGACGATCACGTCGATGCCGCCAACGGTTGTCGTGAGCGTTGGAGCTGTGCCAGCCGGCCACTTCGTGTTCGCCGGCCAGGCAACCGTGTAGCTTCCCGATCCGCCCTGGATGATGATGAGAGTGAGCGTCTGGCCAACCTGCCCATTGGAGATCGTCAGCGTGGCGATGCTCTGGCTGAGCGTGATCGTGTGCTGGTCTGACGTTTGCGCGTTGAGCGTCCAGGTACTCGTCGACTGCGTATCCGCAGTGATTGCGCCCTGGTGGCTGTCGATCTGGAGGCCCGTGGTCGCGAAGACCGGATCGGCCCCAGAGCCCTGATCAGTCAGTATCCGTCCGGCCGTGCCGATCGTGGCGAATCCGACGTTGCTCGTTCCCTCACCCAGCATCACAGCGTGAGCTGTAAGAGTCGCCAAACCCGTCCCGCCGTAGGTCGGCACGACGGGCGTGCCCTGCCACACACCCGTCCCGATCGTCCCGACCGAGGTCAGGCTGGAAAGCGTCGCGACGGCGGTCGTCGCGAGGGTGCCCGAGGTGGGCAGCGTGAGGGCCGTGGTATTCGTCGCCGTCAGCGCGATCGTGTAGGCGCCGACGGTGCTGAAGGCTCCGGCCAGCGTGATCCCAGTGCCGCCGATCTTGGAGACAGTGATGGCCCCGGTACTGGCGATTGTCGCATCGCCCGACATTGCCTCGAAGGCGGGGTCCGCCGCGGCCCCCTGATCGATCAGAAGCCGGCCAGCCGTGCCGATCGTGGCAAACGCGACGTTGCTCGTACCCTCGCCTAACATCACGGCGTGCGCGGTCAGGGTTCCCAGGCCCGTGCCGCCCTGCGCCGCCGTGACGGCGGAGGCCGTACTGAGCAAAAAGCCCGACGTCGGCAACGTGACTGCTGTCGCCCCCTGCGTGGTCAGTGAGAGTGTGTGAGCGCCGGACGTGCTGAAGGCCCCGGCCAGGCTGATCGATACCCCGCCGATCGAGCCCACGGTGATGACGCCGGTGGCCACGACGAGACTGGCGTCACCGGACAGGGTGAAGCCGCCGAACGCCGAGCCCGCCGAGTTGTATTGGATCTGGTTGCTTGTGCCGCCCGGGTTATTGGTGCCTCCGCCCGTGGCCACCAGCGTCGTGCCCGAGAACGACAGGTTGGCGCCCAGGGTGATCTCGGAAGGCGCCGCCGGGCTGCCGGTCGGGTTCCCCAGTAACGCCGTCGCCGCGACGTTCTGGACCTTGGCGTAGGTGACCCCGGCCGCCGCGAGCTGGGTGGTACCGATGCCGCCGGCCCCGATCAGCGTCGTGATCGCCTCGCCTGAGACCGCGGTGCCAGTGCCAGCGTAATACGCGACCTGGCCGATTGTGCCGCTGTTGACCGTGCCGGAACCGCCCCCACCGCTGGCTACGAGAGTCGTGCCGGAGAAGCTGAGTCCCGACCCCAGTGTGATCTCTGAGGGCGCAGCGGGCGATCCCGTAGGGTTGCCGAGAATCGCCGATGCCGCGACATTCTGAACCTTCGCATACGTAACGCCAGCCGCCGCGAGCTCGGTCGTGTTCACCCCGCCGGCCGCGATCGAGACCGTCCCCGCGGCCGTGATTGGTCCACCGGTCAGGCCCGTACCGGTGGCGACGGAGGTAACCGTGCCCGTGCCACTGCCGGCCGAGGACCACTTGAGGCCCAATGGCTGGGTTGAGTCGGCGGTCAGAATGTACGCATCCGGTCCGGGGGGAATCGTTGTCCACTCAACCCCGGTGTCGACGGGGATCGACCCCTTCGTGTCGACCAGCTTATCGGTGATTAGGATTCCCATTGCGTGAACCTCCGTCAGTAGAAATAGGCCGCTCCCGGACCGGGGCACCATCCCGGCCCGGGAGGGAATGAGGAAGGCTCAGCAGAAGATGATCTGGCCGAAGTCCGGACGCATGACGCCGAGCGCGTACCCGAAGTCAACCGTCACGAACAGGGCCTGATAGATATGTTGATAGCTGACCATGACACGAAGGGGGATGCCTTGGAGATCGACGTAGGTGACGTCGAGCACGTCTTTCGCTTCGGGCGGCGTTTCAATCGGCCTGAGAGCCAGGGCGATGGCATACTCATGCATCGCCAGGTTGGTATACTGTTTGACGGTGACCGTTTGAGCGGCGCCGTTGGCAGCCGCCAGAGCGACAGGCGTGATCGTCAAGCTGGTGTCGCTACCGATTGCCGTGATCTGATACGCGGCGCTGGTGAGGTCTGACGAAAACGTCAGCCACTGCCCTACCGTGAGGGCTGTGGTGAACGCGGTGCCCGATCCGGTAACAGTGCCCGATCCGGTGGAGACGGTGACCGTGCCGGCCAGCACAGTGAGCCGCCGGGCCGTGGTCGCTGCCACGGTCGCCCCGGCATAGGTCGATCCGAGCACCAATGCAGTATCAGTGGTGATCGAGCTGATCGCGTACTTCGTCTTGGTGGGGTCGTTGCCGAAGACCAAGTAGTTCGCGGTGGTCAGGTCCGTGGTGAATGCGGTCGACAGGCCAGTGACCGCCGTGCTGCCGTTGGTGAGCACGACCTGGCCGTAGATGATCGTCCCGCTGGCCGTGGGCATTTGCTGATCCCACGTCGGGCGGAAGTTGAAGGCGTTCGCCAGGTCCGCTTGCTCGCGGGCCTGCTTTGCGATCGCGGCGGATACCAACGATTCCTGAACCCACGCGGTATCGCCGAGCATTTTCCTGTACACGTTGTTGTGGCAGAAAAGACTGAGCTGGGCGGGATCGTCGAGGGGAACCTTCTGATCCGCCAGGACGTCCCACGCCGCGAGCTGATCGGTCACCAGAATCTCGCCCTGAGTGAGTCCGATCATTGGCGCGTTGGAGTTGAAGTTCGTTGTGGTCGCCAGGGCTGTGATCTGGCCGTTGAGATACTCACGCGCCCGCTTGTAGAGCGGATCGAAGAACTTCGACGCCAAGTCCGTGGCCGTTTGCCACTGCTCAAAGTCCTGGAATTGCAGGGCCTTCCCGACCCGGTTTTGAAACACGAGGGGGAAGTAATTGGGCGAGACGGCCGTGCCGGCAAGCTGCCCGTTGCCGATCGCCTGCATCGGTCCCGTATCGGGGAAGTAGACGTCGACCGTCTTGCCGATGCGGGCGGCTTCGGTGCCGATGTCCTTGTAAACGCGGTCGAGCAACATGGTGCGCCCGACCTTCGCCTTGTTGTACTCGCCGGCGCCGGCGAGCAGCGTCTCGAAAAAGGCAGTGAAGGTATTAGCCACTGGGAAAGTCTCCGGCTACCGCGGCCGGCGGACCGTGGCGAAAGGGAAGGAAGGAACGAGGTGAGGAGCGAAATGAACGGGCGGTGGGTTGATTCAGGCGCTGAAGCGGTGCGCCTTGGCGGCTTCCTGAATGACTTCTTTGTTCGCGGGATCGAGCATAAACTTTGGGTCAGCCATCTGGGCGCGGGTCAGGGTGATACCGCTCTGGCTTGGCTGGTGTGCCCCGCCGCGGCCGGCGCCGGGCACGGGCTTGGTCGCTGGCGGTGGGGGCGTGGTTTGGCCGCCGGCTGCCGGGGCTTCGAATGCATAATCGGCGGTTTCCTTGAGGCTGGTAACGAGCTTCTCGAGCGCATCGGCGTCGATCTCATCCTTGGCGGGCTCGTAGGCGCTGATCTTCCAGAGCGCGTCGAGGGCCTTCTCTTTCGCGCCCGCGGCCTTGGCGATCCGGTCGAATTCGCGCTGGTGAGAGAGCACGCGCAGCTTGTGCTCGAGCTCGTCAGCCCGCTTCTTGTGGGCCTCGGGATCACCTTGCTGCTTTCGCAATTCGGCCAGCTCTTTGGCTGCGATGTCGTGGTCGCTCTTGTGCTTGTCGCGCGCGCTGGTCAGCTTGGCGATTTCGCCGTTTAGCCGCTCGTTGTCGGCCTTGAGGATGTCGATCGCTGATTGCGCGTCGGATGTGCTGGTTGCCATGCGGGGTTAACTCAGAGGTGAAAGGGGTGAGCGGGGTGGCGCTAGCCACCGGTGATTCGGTGGCACCGGCGGCTAGCGCCGTTCCGCTCAACGGGACGGGTTAAATCAGCCTTTCCAACCATAACTGCTCGCCGATGACGTCCTTCTTGGCGAGCTTCGCTTCCAGCTTTTCGATCTGCTTCTCGATGCACTTCTGGTTCTCAGCGAGGAGCACGCTGGTCACGTAATCGTCGGGATCTTCGGCCGCCTCATACGCTCGCTGGCAAGCCGCGTGGATTGCTTTCAATCGCACCAAGACCTCCTCGAGGGCCTCAGCCGGATCGTGCCCGACACCGCCGACGTCGCCCCCAAGCTGGAAGATCCGATCGAGGATATCCCGCCGTCTGTCGCGCGCTTGCTCATGCTTTTTGTCGAACCAATCGCTCAGGCTGTCGAAACCGTCATGGCGAAACCAATGCTCCTCGGTATGGCACCATCCCCAGAGCGAGTGCTCGAGGTCGAACACGGCCGCCAGTGCGGCGATCAGCTCGGGGCTGCCTACGATCGTGTTTGCTTCCTCGGCCATGTCACTTCCTCTTGCTTCGGCGGCGTTCGGAATAGGCGATCGCTTCCGCTTGCTTGGGCGGCTTGCCCGCGGCGATCTCGGTCTTGATGTTGGCTTGGAGAATGGCCTTGGAACGGCCTTTCTTGAGCATGGTCAACCTGTCTTTCTCGCGAGCTTGCGGGCGGCGGCGATCCGCTTCTTGGCGATCGCGAAATACTGAGGGTCGATCTCGATGCCGATGAAGTTGCGGCCGGTCTGGATGCAGACCACGCCGGTTGTGCCGCTGCCCATGAAGGGGTCGAGGATGGTAATAGCGGGGAGCTTGGCGATGAGCCAGCGCATCAAGGCAGTCGGCTTCTGGTTCGGATGGTCCGCGTCTTCCTTCCGGGTGCCTCCATTTCGGCAGCCATCGAAATACTCAAACGGTCTCACTCCGTCTGAGACCAGGGATCTCGGAAAGTGACCATCGGCCTTCAGTGTGACCGGCGTTCTGAACCGATCCGATATCCCCCCGCCGGATCGTTTACCCGTAGACCAAGCATCGCCTTCCCGGGTAATGGTCAGCAGCAGCTTGCCCTTTGTCGCGTAACAAATTGGGTCCATCGCAGGCGCGAGCCGGTCGAATCCTTCTCTCGGCCAAGCCGATGAAATTAGCCCGCTTCGATAAACCCAGCCCCACAGTTGCCGAACCCGCCAGCCCCCGGCCTCGATCGCCGAGGCGATCCGGTGGTAAGTCGGCGAGCCAGCGAATGAGACCAGGGCTGCATTCGGTTTGGCGACGCGGAAGCATTCCCGCCAAACCTCGGGATTGAACGCGATCGGCCCGTCATAGTCTTCGTTCGTCTGCCCGTACGGCGGATCCGTCACAACGGCGTCGACCGACCCGGCCGGCAGCCGCTTCAGGATCTGGAGGCAGTCACCGTGGATGACCTTGATCAAGCCTTGCCCCCTTCCTTGGGCTGATCGGCATTGCTTTCATCGTCGCCCTGGCCGTCATCGCTCCCCTCATCCTCGATCGGTTTCGGCGCTACCGGCGGCATGATCACATCCGCCTCAGCCTCGTCTTTCGCCACCTGCGTGAGATGATCGAGGGCCTGCTCTCGCGTGAGACCATAGCGCTCCTGAATCAGCTGAAGCCGCGACTTGGACCCCAGCTGAAGCTCCCAAGTATCCTCGGCGTCACGTTCGGGGCCTGGAATCGGTATCGATGGCTCTGGCCAGCTCAGCAGCATCCGCAGCTTCGGCGCTTGGCTCACGAGATCGGCCTGCCCATAGTGGTTGCCGACGCAAGTACAGATCGTGCGGGCCAGCTCGGTCTCGGCCCATTGGAAGATCGGACGGCGCTGGCGCGCTCGAGTCAGCAGTGGCGCGGACCGGATCAAGATTGAGATGCCCGACGGTGCGTCGCTGTAATCCAACCTGAGAGCGGACGGAGGCAGGTCGATCGCCTCGGCGAGCTGACCGGTATACTCCTTGATGTCCGCCCACACGGCTTCGACAGCCAGCATCGCTTGCAGATACTCGGCCGACGGTTCACCCGTCTCCGAATAACCATCGCCGGTGTAGCCAGCCGTCGCCCTCGTCAATCGCAGGAATCGCCCGGGTCCCACCTCAGGATTGAATTCGGGCGAGACGTTCTTGAACAAGCCGATCGGGTTGAGGTGCTTCTCGATGTGCTCATCCAGCTTGCTAAGCCGGTCGTTGATGCGTTTCTCCCCACGCCGTAGAAACGTACCTGGCGAGGGGGTCCAGAATCTCCTCACGGGGCATAAGTAATGAACGAATGTGAATGGCAGGCAGCCGTAGGTATTCGGTTCTGGGGGTCCTTGCTGATAGGCGAGAATCCCCGTTTTCTGTTCGCTCGTGTTCGCCTTCGCCGTCATGAACGTCACCAATTGGTCCGCGAACCATAGCCGGAACCTCGTCTGGTTGTCGTATCGATCGATCGTGACAACCGCGTAGGGCTTCCGCGGGTCAACCGGATCGAGGAAGACGGTGAACTCTTCCCCTCCCCAGAGCTGGAGCTCGACCGGATTCTCGGCGTCGTAGGCGGCGCCGTCTCCGGTCGCCTTGACCTGGATCGCCGCGACACAGTTGACGGTGGCGAGCTTCTCGGCCTCGTGGAGGACCGCGTCGATGTGACAGCGTTCATAGACGGTCTGTAAGAGCGCGTCGCAAGCCTCCGCGCCGGTGGCCGATCGCATCGGACCGGGGTTGTACGTATGCTGACACAGGCGATTGAGCGCCTGGTGACAGAACCCGGAATCCCGCTTCGGCCGGCCGGCAAAATCGAACTCGGTCTCGGCTTCCCGCCGCGGGTTGAAGCGCTCCCCATCGAGATCGAGGAACGACTGATTCTGCATCGCGTCATAGAGTCGGTCGCGCTCGTTGCGCAGCCCGTTCTGGACCTCCTCGATGATCGCCTCGCGCGAGAAGGTTGGATCGATGCCGGTCTGGCCGGGATAGGGGAAAAGGCGGGGTTGCTGGTCGGACATGCAGCGCTCCCGACCCCCCAAAGTCAGGCAGGAAGTCGCTGGTCAGCTCGAACTCGTCGTGGCTGCTGGTTTCCGGCTTCTCCCCGCCCCACGTCACGACGTAAAGCACAGCGTTCGGCCGGATCACCATCTCGACCACCATGCCAGGCACGCGCTCGCCGCGCGTCCGCAGATAGACGACGTCGCCGAACTTGTACGCCACGCACACGGCGTATCGCTGCTGGGTTTCCTGCAAATCGTCCATCGCTCAGCCTTCCGGATACGGCCCCAACGGATCGCCGTTTATCGTCTGTTCCGCGAGCACGTGATTACTATCGGGGTCCCAGTGCGGAAGGTCTTGCACCGGAAGGCAGGCGGCAGCCGCATCGATCCAGGCCGCCGCGCCATCAGAAACCGTTGCGAGAACTGCTGGCGGGTCGATCTGGTCGGCCGCGGCCAGGATCTCGGCCGCCAGCTTGGCGCGGTCACGGTTCAGGCGCGATCGATGGGACATACTTTCCTCATGGGGTTTTCCACCGGCCGGGGCCTCGGGGGGGTCCATGGGGAACGACATCCACGCCCTACCCTCAGCATTCCGGCCGTGTGGTTCGTTACTCCGGAGTGACCGGCGTTATGGGGGACTCTTGGACACGGACAGCTTTTTGGCACGGGAAACAATAGTGCAATCCCGGTTGGCCCTCGATCTCGGAATGCTTACCCAGTGGTCGCTCGCAACCCGGGCACTGCATCTTGGATGTTAAGAGCAACAATTCCGGTGGGATTCCCACGAGGTCTCTTTCTCAGAATGCGAAGCTCTGGATGAGCGCGTCCGAGCGGTCCGGCGAGCGACCGAGCTGGTCGCACAGGTCTTGCTTGCGGATCAATCGCACCTGGTTGCCTACCAGGTCGTAAGTCAGGGCTTCCAGCTCTTCTCTCAGCATCGGCCAGTGCACGCCCGGCGGAATGCTGAACGGTGCTTGCCGCGTGGCCGCTGGGAACCGCGGATCTATCACCCACTCGGGGTTGAGCCGAGTCCTGAGCTTCCACGCCGCTTCGGTGCGCAGGTTCGTAAATCCTCGACTATCGCGGGCCGAACCCGCGCCGGCGTATCCAAGGGCTTCGGTGATTCCGTGTCGGATGAGGTGGTTCCGCAGCTCTTTGCCGACTCCGACGCGGTCATAGCTGATGCGGTTGTGGCTGACGCCCCACTTTCGGGCGAGTCTGGCGATCTCCGCGGCTGCCTCAGCGATGCCAAGGGCAGCCCCAGCAACCCACTCAAGGATGCCCATATCGTCGCGGACAAGAATTGCGGTTGAGTCACGCCCTACACCTTCCGCCAGGTCGCAAGAGATTCGTCGGGTCGCGTTAAGGGGATCAAACGGTCTGAGAGGGGGATGAGCCGAGGCCGACGCCCAGTTGAGCCACGTATCGACGATGAGCCGGTCACTGCTGAGGGCTGGGATCTCCGCTCGGACGTGGGAGCGATACCAGAGGCTTTCAGTGCCATACCGGCGCGCGCAGTCTCCCAGCCAGGTCGCGTCAGCCAGGCCCCGAGGACTCTCTTCCAGCGCGGCATCTGGCGATTCCGTGGATTGGATGCGGATCGCGTTGACGGCGCGGTGCTTGGGGATGCCGTCTTGGGCGTCTTTCTCGGCCTGGCGGATGAGGTCGACGAATCGGCCGGTCGCCCGGAGTGGGTTGCCGATGAGCAGGAGTCGGACATACTTGAGGGAGTCGATCGCGTCATAGATCGGGTCTTCGACACCAGAGGCTTCCTCGACGATACACAGGAGCTTGCGATTGTGTTGACCAGACGCGCGTTCTACCGAGGTCGTGCTAAATCCAAGCGCCTGCCAGCCGGTGGCCAGCGTTACCGTTTGCGGACTGCTCTTGACGCCCTCGCTGAACCGCGCCGGGAGCGGGAACTTCGAGCCCTCTATCGCTTGCCTGACTTCTTTCCACGTAACCGAGCCAAGGACCGTTTGAGAGGGGCCTGTGACGATGACAAGGGAGTGATCGCGGGTGTAGAGCCACCAGGGGATAATGGTGCCAACGAGATAGTCTTTTCCGACGGCATTGCCGGTGTACGCAGCGGTGATTCGGTAGTCGACGAGGGACTGAGCAATTCGGCGTTGAGCCGCCCAGAATGGAGCCCGGCCCAGAATCGCGCTGTTGAAGAGGTCCGGATCATCGTGGCACTGGGAGAGCACCTCGGTCAGCCGGTCGCGGTCAAAATCGGAGTGTGACACAGTCAGGATAGTAGTGGACCGTGTGCAGCCCATCCTTTTCCACCTTCACCTGGCTCGGCTTCACGGTTGCTGAGGCACGCTGGGACGGGCAATGCACATTGCACGCGCAGTCGACGCCGACGTGCCGCAACGGATGCGCCCGCATCTCCTGGTTCTCGCTCCGCAGCCGGGCGTTCTCCGCGCGCAGCTGGTTGTCAGCGTCCTGGATGTTGTGATTGACCTTCACCAGATCATTGATTCGCTCGCGCAGCACGACCGCGCGACCATCCTTGTCGAGCGCTTCGGCCTTGAGACGATCGACCGCTTTGCTCAGCTCGATCACACTATCGCGGTATTCCGTGGCTTCCTTGATCCGTTCGTTGAGCTCATTGATAAGGACGGCGGTATCCGACATGTAGCTCATATGTCCCGTTCTGCTTTGCGTGCCTCAGCCCTGGCCTCGGCCTCAGCGACCAGCTCGCTGAGACTCAACTCGCCTTTCGCTCCCTCCACCTTTTGGCGGGCCAGGTCGAGCCACTGCTGCCTCAGCGAGAGCCCACAGAAGGCAGCCAAGGCCCGGGCCGCGGCAATGACGACGCGGTCCGGCGCGCTGCCCCCGTCTTCGTGGTCGCGATCGAGGTAATCGACCAGCCGCTGCGTGATCTTGGTGCGGACCAGAGGGGGGATCGGCCAGTCGTTGCGGGCGGCCTCTCGGATGAGCGCCAGATCGGAGCGCGACAGCTCGCCGTCCAGACTCTCCCCCTGGCCCCCTGGCGGCGCTTGCGGCGTGGGTATATCGGGCACGGGTCACACGGGCACGCGAGCCACCGCGGCGCAGCGTCGTCTGGCGCCTCGGAGGTTTGAGGGCCGGGATAACTTCGGCCGCTGGCGCCACTCCAGCACCCGCCACGTCAATTCAGTGAGCTCGGCGACAGGGACCCATGTCCTGCTACCGCGCTGCACCAGCGGGATCTCGTAGTGTTCGCACAGCGAGCGCAGAAGCTGCGGATAGGCCTTGGTTCGTTCAGCCGCTTCATTGAGCGAGATGTGATCGCGGAGCGTCGGCTTCACGGTGTCAATCCGGAGATGCGGTCTCGACATGTCTATCTTAATTATGGCGCCTGTTTGCGCATTTGAAGGCCGCGATTTCACGGTCCGCGCGCGGTCGCTTTGCCGTGGATCAGAGCTGATCGGGAGTTGCGGCACAGAGAAAATTTCTCTTTCGCGCCCCGATTGCACATTGGGCGCTCGAGGGCTTATTTCGCTGGCCAATTGCCTGAACGGTGATACACTCTATCCGAGGGCGTTTTCCTCAGATGTCCGTCTGAAGAGAATGGGAGGTGGGTTTATTCCGCGAAAACGACGGGTATCGAGGATGCGGGCGGATGATGAACCGCTCCGCGTCGATGGCTATTGCCGGGTCTCGACCGAGGAGCAAGCAAGCGAGGGCCTGAGTCTCACCAATCAGGAGGGACGCATCCGTGCGTATTGCTCGCTCTACAAACTCGACCTGGTGCGCGTCGTGACGGACGCCGGGGTCTCGGCCAAGACCCTCGAGCGCGATGGCCTGGGAGAGATCTTGGACGATCTGAGGGCATGGCGGGTCGACGGGATGGTCATCCTCAAGCTCGATCGGCTGACCCGGCGCCTGAGAGATTGGGAAGATCTGATCGAGGCGTTCTTCAGCGAAAAAGGCGGTCGGCGGCTCTTCAGCGTCAATGACTCGATCGACACGCGCACGCCCAGCGGTTTGATGGTTCTCAATATCATCATGACGGTCGCCCAGTGGGAGCGGTTGGAGATCGGCTATCGGACCCACTGTGCGCTGCAAGGTAAGATCAGCCGCGGCGAACGGTGCGGGCGCCTGCGCTTCGGGTACACCCTGGCAGCCGATGGCAAGACCTTGCTCCCCGAGCCGCGCGAGCAACAGGCTATTGCGTGCATGCGCCAGTGGGAGGCCCAAGGCAAGACCTACCGCGAGATGATCGAGACCCTTGAGGAGCTGGGCATCGAGACCAAGGAAGGCGGTATCTGGCGGCCCGGCGTCATCCACCGGATTTTGCACCGGCCGATCGCGTGAGCAATAATCTGAGATTCCGCGCGGCGGGGGGTTGATTCTGTGGGTACACGTGGGTACAATGATAATAGAGGTGAGGAGAACCGGGACCCTGACATGAGGAGACCTGAGATGACCACCGCGCCGAAAACCCAGTTTGCGACCGTGACTCTTAACAACCACTTCCACCACTCGTCAGTGAACGTGCGAGTGCCCGAAACATGGCTCTATTACGAGGAAGACGGCTCGCTCGACCAGATCGCGACCGAACATGAAGTCTATGGCCGTCTCTCCGAAGCCGCGACGCGCGAACACGAGGGATACACCGGTGATCCATCCATCCCCGGCGCGCGTCGGTTCTACTATCACGACAAATCGGCCCAGGCCCGCATACGTCGCATCGACAAGGCTCTGTGCGGCATGTCTGATTGCCATTGCGGAACCCACCGGCCAGAGTGATTTATGGGACACCACGCCAAAATCATCGCCTACATCCGCGACGCCTTCGATGACCGATGGGACGTCCGCGAATTCCGTGATACTGAGCACGATTTCGCGATCGCGTTCGGATGGCCGTCGGGATTTCCGCGTGGACGTGGGGGAGTCGGTGGTCCCAGGACGATTCTGACCGAACCGCTGGTGAAGCATCTGGAAGGCGTCCGCTACGAGTTAACGCCAATCCCAGCAGCCAACCTTCCGCTCGGACGTCAACAGATCAAGCGGGTGCGTAAGATGCTAGGACACGACCGCAAGGCCGACCGTCGAGCTTGGTGGGTTGCGAACCTGGAATCGTTGCAACCATCAGATACGCTCAAGGATCTCGCGGTTAGCCATGGGATTAGTCCCTCAGCCGCAGAATTGATGTGGCTGAGTCTCCATGGCCAAACGCGCGGCCACAAGCCAGCGTGGTTTCGAGAGCCCGCCATCACCGAAAAGATCATCAGCGGATTACCAGTGTCCTTCATCGCCCAGGATCTCGACCGCACGTGCGATGATATTTGCCGAGCCCGCTACGTGTTGACCAAGGAACGAGGAGCCTGACCATGCCCGCCGAAACCCGGACCCTGAAAAACTACGAGCTGACGGACGAGACGGAGTGCCACGAATCAGGATCTACCTCGTTAACTCCGCTTCAAACTCTACTTGGATCGGTAGAGGCGCTCGATCTGATCGAGGCCGCCCGCGCTGAGCTAGAGCAGCGGAAGGCCGCCGAAGACGATGGCGGAGAATCGGCAGCCGAACTGGACACTGAGCGCCGCAGAGCCAGTTATTTGCTTTAATCCTCCCCGCTCCCCCGCCGGGCCGACGGATCGGCTGCGGCGGCGGAGCCGGCCGTCGAGCGTCGACGACCGCTGAGAGAGACCTTGACTGAGGAGACCTGAGATGACGACTGCGATCTATTGCCACTGGAGCACCAACAGCACGACGCAGCATTTGCAAGATCGGTTGTCGAAACTCACCAGCCAAATAGACAGTGTCCGGATATGGCCGGA